ACACACCACGGCAGATCCTTGGCTGGCGTGCTGAGCAGCAGGAAGGCCGGCAGGTGTTGACGCAGTTGCGACTAGCCGAGACGGCCACAGTTCCTGATGGTGAGTTCGGCGAAAAGGCAGTGGAGCAGATCCGCGTGCTGACGCCAGGTGAATTTCAACTGCACCAAAAACAAGACAACGGCGACTTTAAGGTTGTCGACGAGGGCCGCACCAGTCTTTCTGAGATCCCCTTCTCGGTTGCCTATGCGCAGCGGCATGCGTTTATGGAATCGCGCCCGCCGCTGGAGGATATTGCCGAGCTGAACCTCAAGGCATACCAGATCCAGAGCGACCTTGACAATCAGCTGCACATCTCAGCAGTGCCCATGCTGGCGTTTTACGGCTTCCCATCTGCTGCGGAGGAAGTATCAGCTGGCCCCGGCGAAGCAATTGCATTCCCTGCTGATGGCCGGGCAGAGTACATCGAACCGCAAGGCCGCAGCTTTGATTACCAGTTCCGCCGGCTTGAGCAGTTAGCAGCGCAGATCAATGAGCTTGGATTATCTGCAGTGCTCGGCCAGAAGCTATCAGCTGAAACCGCCGAGGCTAAGCGGATCGACCGCAGCCAAGGCGATAGCACCATGATGGTAATTGCGCAGAACGTGCAAGACATGATCGACAACTGCCTGCAGTTTCATGCGCAGTTCATCGGCAACAACACCGCACCTGGTAGCGCCTACGTCAACCGCGATTTCCTTGGCACACGCCTTGAGCCGCAGGAAATCCAAGCTTTACTGCAGCTCTATACCGCCGGCACCATCACCCAAGAGACTCTATTGCGTGAGCTTGCCGAGGGTGACGTGCTAGGCGACGACTTTAACGTAGATGAGGAGCTGGAGGCTACGGCCAATGCGGGGCTTGATCTTCAACCTGCTGGATTGGGTGACGGATCAACTAGTGGAGCTGATGATCTGGATGGAACCGAAGAAACCGAGGAAACAGGAGCTTGATTATCACGTCAGTGCATTGCCGGAAGAGGTTCTAGCCATCGTGCGGATCACTTGGTACAAAGACGGCAAGGCAGACGAAGTGGATCAAGTCACCCTGATGGAAGATGGCCAGAACGGTTACGACGCATTTGCGTCATTGGTTGGGACTGCATTGAAGCAAGGCGCTAATGTCAGCATCCGAAGCGGCTATCAACCGGAGGATTTAGGTATCTATCAATGAGCACACCGGAGTCGCTGTATCGCAACGCAATCGACCTGAACCGCTACAGCAATAGCGTCGCGCGGCGTGTGATCAATGCCTACAACGACATCATCATTGATGCAGTCAACCAACTGCGCACCATTGATGAGTTGTCGGCACCAGTCAAGGCAGCACGGCTGCGGGCGATATTGGCGCAACTCAAGGATTCGCTAGGCACGTGGGCAGGCGACGCAACAGAAATCACGGCGACCGAGCTGCAAGGCATTGCGCAGTTGCAATCAGAATTTGTGACCGATCAACTGCGGCGTGCATTACCAGTCGGTGCCCGCGACGCAGTGCGCACCGTAGAGATCAGCCCGCAATTTGCGCAGTCAGTGGTGACTACTGACCCGACGCAGATCAACGTAGTGGCGCTCAGTGATGACCTGTTCGCTGCAGTGCAAGGCGCACCGCAGACATTTAGCCTCACCGCAGCGCAGGGCACCATGATCACGCTCCCCAATGGTGAGGTGGTCAGCAAGGCATTTCGCGGCATCGCCGTGGATCAGTCCGAGCGGTTCTCGCAAGTGGTGCGGCAAGGATTGCTAACTGGTGAACCGACGCCGGCCATTGCAAAACGGCTGATTGGAAACCTTGAATTTGGCGAGCAGGCAAAGACCGTGAAACAGCTTGTGGCAGCAGGCGGTCAAGCAACAGCAGTAGCCGATAATCAGATCGTTACGCTAGTGCGCACCAGCATTAACCAAGTAGCCAATGCAGCCAGCCAGCAGGTGTATGAAGCCAATCAAGACATCACTCAAAAGTATCGCTATGTGGCAACACTGGATACCAGGACCAGCAGCATTTGCCGTGCATTGGATGGCCGTGAGTTTGAATACGGTAAAGGTCCAACACCACCACAACACTTCAACTGCCGATCAACCACGGTCCCGGTGATTAACTACAAAGAGCTTGGCTTCGATCCACCACCACCGAGTAAACGTGCAGCAGCAGGCGGCATGGTGCCGGCGGACCAGACCTATGGGCAGTGGCTAGCTAAGCAAGACCTGGCAACCAAAGCCAAGGCATTGGGCGCTAGTAAGGTACCGTATTTCAATCGACTTGCTGACAAGTACGGCCCGACTGATGCCATTGCCAAGCTCGTTCGCGATGACGGATCAGAGTTAACCTTAGAACAACTACGCGCTCGATACGGTGCCTAAGAAGCCTGGCCTCTACGCCAACATCAACGCCAAACGCAAGCGCATTGAAGCGGGCAGCAAGGAGCGCATGGCACGCAAGGGTGACCCTGGTCGCCCGAGTGCTGCTGACTTCAAGGCTGCTGCGAAGACTGCGAAGAAACCAAAGCGCAAATGAGCATCACGTACCGCGGCGAGCAGTTTGAGGGTTACAACAAACCCAAGCGGACGCCAAAGCATCCGAACAAATCGCACGCGGTGCTCGCCAAAGAAGGAGACAAGGTAAAGCTGATCCGCTTCGGTCAGCAAGGCGTAAGCGGCAGCCCTGCACGCAAGGGCGAATCCGCTACTGCAAAGGCAAGGCGTGCATCATTCAAGGCGCGGCACGCAAGCAACATCGCTAAGGGCAAGATGTCTGCTGCTTACTGGGCTAATCGTGAGAAGTGGTAGCTTCCTGGCAGTGGATCCAGTCCTTTAATTCCGCTACATACCATCGCAGATCTTGCGCTTTAGCAGCGTGCCAACCGCTTCCGCTTTGGCGATACAACCGCTCGTGGCGGTCGATTGCATTTAGCAGTTCCTTAATCAAAGGATTCCAAGGTTCGCGGATTGGTGTATTCCACTCGCGGGCCATTGTTCTGGCTGCTGGTACGATGGCAGCGTAATTAAGCCTGCGGCTTATCCATGTCTGAAGAGCAACAAGCCTTGGAGTCTGCGACTACCGAAGGCGGCAATACCGAGGCACTGCAGCGCAGTGTTGAGGCGCTAGAGCGCAAGAATCAAGAGCTGATTGCAGAGCTACGGCAAGCCAAGAAGTCAAAGGCACCAGATGGAGTCAACATTGATGAACTGCTGGAATTCAAGCGCAACTACGAGCAACAGCAGCTTGAATCACAAGGCAAGTATCAGGAAGCCAGGCAAGCTTTGGAGCAGCAATTCCGTGAGGCGACGGCTCAAAAGGACCAGCGCATCACAGAACTTGAAGCCCGCGTGCGAGAGCTAGAGCTGGTGACACCAGCAGTCACCGCACTAGCAGAGATCGTGCATGACCCTGACATGGTGCTCAAGACCAAGCTCAAGCCGGAATCCATCGAGCGTGAAGCCGACGGCACCGTCGTTGTGGTCGACGGCTACGAGCGCAAGCCCGTTGCCGAGTGGGCCAAGACGCTACCGGCATGGATGCAAAAGCAGCCCAAGCCGCAAGGCAGCGGCGCGCCGACTGGCGGCAGCAGCGTCGCTATTCCAGCCGGCATGAGCAATCCATTCAGCCGCGATAGCTTCAATCTCACTGAGCAGGCGCGGCTATACAAAACCGACCGCGACCTATACGAGCGGATGAAAGCTACCGCCAACCGTTAGTATTTCAGTGTCTGCTCGTGATGGCTGCGCCGCATTGAGCCTAGGGCTGCGCCCAAACCGTAAACATCCCAGGTGATTCATCATGGCGACTCTTCGCTCTGACATCATCATCCCAGAAGTATTCACCCCCTACGTTATTGAGGCCACTACCGCCCGCGACGCCTTTCTGGCTAGCGGTGTGGTGCAGCCCATGGCGGAGCTGAATGCTACTGAGGGTGGTGATTTTATCAACGTTCCTTTCTGGAAAGCAAACCTCACTGGCGACTTCGAGGTACTGACTGACAGCTCCTCGCTGACTCCCGGCAAGATCACTGCCGACAAGCAAGTTGGCGTCATCCTGCACCGTGGCCGTGCCTTCGAGGCTCGTGACCTTGCAGCCCTTGCTGCTGGCTCTGATCCCATGGCCGCCATCGGCGCCAAGATTGCTGATTACATCGCTAACCAGCGCCAAAAGGATCTGCTGTCCTGCCTCACCGGCGTGTTCGGCAGCCTGAACGCCAACACCAGCAGCTCGGCTTTCTTCGATCTTTGCATCGATTCCGAGTCCGCTGATACCCCGACTGCGCTGAGCCCCCGTCACGTCGCTGAAGCCCGCGCCATCCTTGGCGATCAAGGCGACAAGCTGACTGCGGTTGCAATGCACAGCAAGGTGTATTACGACCTCGTGGAGCGCAAAGCAATCGACTACGTGTCGACTGCTGAAGCACGCGGCACCACCACCACTCAGTCCGGTGGTTCGCTTGTTGCCGCCTACGGCGGCGATGTGACCGTGCCGACCTACATGGGCCTGCGCGTGATCGTGTCTGACGATGTGCCTACCACCGGATCCGGTGCCAGCACTGAGTACGGAACCTTCTTCTTCACTGGCGGCGCTGTCGCATCCGGTGAGCAGATGGCCATGCAGACCGAAACCGATCGTGACATCCTCGCCAAGAGCGATGCCATGTCGATCGACCTCCACTACTGCTACCACCCCGTGGGCGCTAAGTGGGGCGTGACCACTGTCAACCCGACCCGCGCTCAGCTCGAAACGGTTGGTAACTGGTCCAAGGTGTACGAGCTGAAGAACATCGGCATCGTACGCGCCACCAACGTCTCCAACATGGATTGAGGAACTAACCATGCCTTCCTCTATTTTTGAGCTGACTTCTGACCTTTCCGTTCAGGAGATCGCCGTTAGCAAGCGTCCTGTTAAGGCTGCTGCTAACGAGGCCACCACGCTGACCGCTGCTGAGGCAGTGAACGGCATCGTGACTATGACTCCTTCCACGGGTCGCGCACTCACCACTCCTACTGGCGCTGAGCTGAAGGCTTTCTTCGGCGGCCCACTGGAGATCGGCACTGCTTTTGAGCTTGTCGTGGTGAACGTGGCCGCCGCCACTCATGCCATCACCCTGACCGCTGCCGCTTCGGGTATCACCCTTGGCGGCGTGGCTGGCATGGCAACCGTGGCTGCCGCTACCAGCGTTACCTACGTGTTTGTGTGCACCGCAGTGGGCACTCCTGCCTTCACTGTGTACCGCAAAAACGGCTGATAGATGGGGTTGTTCGCTTTTAGGCGACGCCAGGAACGTGAGGCTGCTGCTAACGCAGTGGCCTCTTTTCCTATTGCTGAGCCTGCACCTAAACTAGACCTACAGGAGCCACCTACCGATGGCAGTCGTAATCGTAGCCACCGTCGGGTCGGCAAGCGCAAACTCGTATCTGACGCTGAATGAAGCACAGGCCATTATTGATGGCTTTGTCGAAGATCCAGACGTACAGCATTGGAACACCGGTAACACTGATAGCCGCAATCGGGCATTGTTCACGGCAACGCAACGGTTAGATCGTGAACGGTTTCTAGGTGCTCGCGCTACTGACACGCAGGCATTGCAATGGCCGCGTACTGGGGTGCGAAAGCCTGATACCTACATCAATACTTACGCGGTTGGCTTTCCGTTCCGCATCACGACGGACTACTACACCGACACCGAGATCCCGCAGCAGATTAAATACGCGCAAGCATTGCTTGCAACGTATCTGCACAACAATGAATCCGGACTTGGCTTAAGTGGTCTTGAGGACTACAAGAACGTCAAGATTGGCAGCCTTGATGTGACGCCAAACCTCGGATATGGAGCTGTCGGCGCCGATCGTATCCCGCCAATGGTTGAACGCTACCTGACTGGTCTTAGAATCAGTGGACCAGGCAATTTTGCTATCAAGCGGTCATGAGCTACGCATACCCCGGCGCTGAATATATCGACGACACCGCAGCGCATACTGGCCGCTTCGGCAAGATCGTCGCGCTTGAGGATTCTGTGATCGCCAGCCTGACCGCGCAAGACTGGACTGGCAATACGCTCAGTGCAATCCCCCTCAAGGCAAGCACTGAGATCTGTGGCGTTTTTACCAGTATCACGCTGACCAGCGGTACTGTTGTTGCCTATCGCCTGTGACGCTTGCCACTTCGCTACGGTCAGTTGCCAGCAAACTGATGGCAAAGTTTGGCGGTGAGGCAACGATCCGCAGCATCACCGTGGGCGCCTACAACACCACAACCGGCGCTGTTGCTGAAACCACCAGCGACACCGTAGTGCGTGGTGTGCTGGAAGATGTAAATGCACGCGAGGTAAACGAACTAGTGCAAGCTGGCGACAAGCGGCTTGCGATTGCTGCTGCTGATGTGGCCGCGGCGCCTACGACTGCTGATCGCGTGGTCATTAGTGGTGTGCTGCATCAAGTGATCCGCGTTATTACGATTGAACAGGACAACACGGCAATCACTTACGAGCTGATCCTGAGGGCATAATGGCGCGCCGCATTAACCTAGCTGACATCGGCAACTACTCCACCGAGAAGTACGAGCAACTACTGCGCGTGGTGGTATTGGAGACTGACAGCAGGTTAAAGCAAGCTAGCCCGGTTGATACTGGCCGCTTTCGGTTAAGCTGGGCGATTAGCGAGCAAGGCACTCCGGGTTACGACGTTGGACCACAAGCCAGTCCTAGCGGCATCACGCCACCGCGCCGACTTGACTACCAAGTAGAACGCGCTGGCAACGTCTATCACATTCATAACAATCTGCCTTATGCGGAGCCTTTAGCTAACGGCAGCAGCAAGCAGGCTCCAGCAGGTTGGACAGATGTAATCGCCCGCGAGATGACAAACTGGGCACAGCAGCAAGCTAGCCGTATTGCGAGGCAAGACTAATGGCAGCAGTCAACCTCAACACCGTCCGATCGACCATTGAGGCGCGGCTGGCAACTGAACTGGCCCTAGCGCCAGTGCTGCCAGTGGTGTTTCATAACCAGCCTTACACTCCAACCCCCGGCAGCTCGTGGGTGCAATGCCTAGTGAGCTTTGGCAACAACAACTTTCTCACGATGGGCGGCACTACGGGCAGCAGCAATAGCGTGATCGGTGTGATCGTCGTCAATATCTTTACCGCCAAGGGCGTTGGCCCTGGCGCTAACTACACCATCGGCAAACGCATTCGTGACCTTTACAATAGGGTCATGGTGAGCGGTGTTCATTTTGACCCGCCAACTGGCCCAGAGGTGGTGGCTGCGCCAGCTCCTGAGGGTTACTTCCAAACTCAGGTCAGAATGACCTTTGAAACCTTCGAGGATCTTTAGCCATGGCTTTTTACCGAGGGCAGCAAGGCAGCGTCAAGTTTGACGACGCCGGCACCACTGCCGCAACCATTACCAGCACCCGCTCGTGGTCGCTGACTGTTGAGAAAGAATCGCTCGACACCACGGCGCTAGGCGCTACATATCGCGCCAACGTAGGCGGCTTAATCAGCGGCAGCGGCACTTGTGAGATCCTTTACACCGCATCCAGCTCTGATGAGACCAACGTCTTTATCGAGCACGTCAATACTGCCAATGATGCTGGCGAGGCTCTGTTTGAGCTGTACCTTGACACCAGTGGCACCAAGAAGATTAGCTTTGACGGCGTGATCACTTCGGCTGAGTATTCTGCCACCGTAGGTGAGATCGAAGTCATCACTTTGAACTTCGTGACCAACGGAACCATTTCGCTGGACATCTGATCATGGCTTTCTATCGCGGGCAACAAGGCACGGTCTTCTTTGATAAGGCTGGCAGTGGTGGTCTCTCCGAGATCGCAGCAGTGCGGTCGTGGAGTATGACCGTTGAGAAGGAGTCATACGACGCCACATCGCATGGCGCTACCTACCGCGCCAATATCGGCGGACTGATCAGCGGCTCCGGCACCATTGAGGTGATGTACGACGCGCCTGGATCTGGTGACAAGCTGGATCTGATCAAGGACGCCAACCAAGCTACCGACGAGGCCGATGCAGCTGTTGAACTGTATCTGGATGAAACCGGCGGCAAGAAGATCACCGGAACGATCGTGGTGACGAGCACTGAATACGGTGCTACGGTTGGCGAGATCGAGATTGTGACGATCAACTTCGTCTCAAGCGGTACTCTGACACTTAGCATCTGATGCCTGCTGCAAACCAGCGCCCGGTTGATCTACTCACGGGCGCTTTTGATCTGAACCAGCGCCGTAAATTCAGCGTCACCAATGATGCTGGTGATGCGGTGCTGGATCTGTATTTCAAGCCCATCACCCGCGCTGATCGCAAGAAGGCAACCACGCTTGCCGGTAGCGATGAAGCACTGGAGATCAGCACGCAGATGCTGTGCCAGATGGCAGAGCTTGAAGATGGCACCAAGGCGTTTGCCGCTGCTGATGCCGCCAAGCTGCAACGTGAGCTGCCAGAGCGTGTGCTGAACGAACTGGAGCTGTTCCTGTTTGGTCTTGGCGGTGAAGCCAGCATTGAAGAAGCAAAAAAAGACTAGAGGAAGACTCTTGGTTATTCTTTGAGTTCTTCCTAGCATCAGAACTCGGCATGACGGTCAGCAAGCTACGCACTGAGCTAACTGATGCCGAGTTTGTGCATTTTGCGGCCTACTACGAGGTAAAAGCCAAGCGCGAGAAGATTGAGATAGACAAAGCGCGGCACCGGTAGACTGATCGCATAGGGAGTTGCTGCTGTGGCTGTTGCTGTTGTTGACGTACAAGTAAATAGCCAAGGTGCTGTACGCAATCTTCGGCAAGTCAACGCGGCGTCAAAAGCTGCTACGGCAAGCATCGGTACTCTGCGCAATGCAGTCGCCGGGCTAGCGGCAGGATTCGGCGCAATTCAAGCAGCTAAGTTCGTATTCGCCAAAACTGCAGAACTTGAATCTCAAACCAGAAGCATTCAGACGCTGACTGGCAGTGTCCAGCAAGCAAAGCAAATTATCCAGGAGCTGCAGCAACTTGGAGCAGCAACGCCATTCACCGGCACCGAGCTGATCGAAAGCGCTAAGCGCTTGACGGCATTTGGCGTTAGCGCCAAAGATGTGGTAGAAACCACTCGGCAACTTGGTGATGTTGCCGGCGCGACAGGCGCAAACCTAGGCGAGCTGTCACTGGCTTACGGCCAAGTCATTGCCAAGGGCAGGCTGCAAGGCGAGGAGCTGCTGCAGTTCCAGGAGCGTGGCGTTGCGTTGCAAGATGAGCTGCGCAAGATGTACGGACTGACCGGCGAAGAGTTCAGCAAAGCGCTGAGCAAAGGCCAGATCAGCGCAGAAGCTGTTGAGGTTGCTTTACAGCGGCTAACAGATACAGGCGGCAAGTACGCCAATGGTGCTATCGCTCAAAGCGATACGTTGAACGGTCGATTTAGCACGCTGCAAGATGGCGTTGAGTCACTAGCAAGAACTGTTGGATCCGCACTAACGCCAGCAATCAAGGCGGTACTGAATGAAGCTATTTTTGCACTCAATACAATCAATCAGCTAATTGCAACAGGCGCTAGGGCTAAGTCATTCGGCATGGGACAAGCGCAGCGCCAACAAGTTCTGCGTCAAGCGCAAAGCGAAGCAGAGCGAATTGTCAACATGCGTCGAATCAAAGATCCATTCGAGCGCAATCGACAATTTCAGCAGCTTGCTGCGCAACGCGAACGTGATCTAATTGAATCGTTTGGCATCAGCACCGGACAAGTAAAGCCACAGGTCACGGCACCGCAGGGACCGCGTGGCGTGCCCGAGCTACTTGGCGGTGATAGCGGCGGCCGCAAAGGCAAATCCGACGCCGAAAAAGCAGCAGACAAGGCAGCGCGTGAAGCAGAGCGTGCAGCAGAAGCCGCGAAGAAAGAATCCGAGCGAGTTGCCGAAGTCATCCGAGCGCGAATCGCTGAGACCGGCTTGATTCGCGCCCAATCCGAACTGCAGGACAAGATCACCGCCGCTGAAGCGGCGCGGGATCCAATGCTCGTTGCACGACTGCAAGGGCAGCAACGTGAGCTAGACCTGCAATATCAATACGCTGAGCAGTTGGTTAAAGAAACCAATGAACAAGCTAAAAAAGCAATCATCTTTGAGCAGCAAACTGCGCTAGTTGCCAATCAGCGTGAGGTGCAACGCGATCTAAATGAACTGCAAGCAAGAGCTGATCAAGACAGATTCAATGCACTGCAAAAGCACATCGAGCAGCAGTACGAGCTGAATACAGCAGCCCAGAATCAGCTTAAGCTTGCAGATGGCATCTCTAATACTCTCGGCCAAGGGATCGGTGGTGCATTTGATGCGCTAATTGCTGGATCAGAAGCATTTGGTGCAAGTCTCAAGCGGATTGCATCTGGAGTGCTGATTGACATTGCAAAGCAACTGCTGCAGATCTTTGTGATCGAACAGGCAATCAATGCACTGAAAGGAGTGCTAACGCCATTTAGCGCTGCAACGCCACTGGGCGCTGGTGGTGGCATGGTCGGCAAATTTGGCACGCTCGGCCCGAACTTTGGCATCCCGCAGCGAGCTAACGGCGGTTCCGTCACGGCTGGGCAGCCATACCTTGTAGGCGAGCGTGGACCTGAACTATTCATGCCGGGTCGCAGTGGTGGCATTGCACGCGCTGGCAGCTTTGGCGGTGGCGCCAATATCGTGGTCAACGTCGACGCAGGCGGCTCCAGTGTGCAAGGCAACCAGCCTGATGCTGCAGCGCTAGGCCGCGCTGTTGGCGCCGCAGTACAGGCAGAATTAGTTAAACAGAAGCGTCCTGGAGGATTGCTCTACTAATGGCTGCAACGACATTTACTTGGACCCCAAGCTATGGCGCACAAGAGCGCAGTCAACCGCAAGTGCGGTCTATAAAATTTGGCGATGGCTACGAGCAACGATTAACCTATGGGCTAAATTCTGATCTTAAAGTATGGGCATTGTCTTTTAATAATGTGAGCACAGACGTAAAGCAGCAAATTACAGGATTTTTACAAGCGCGAGGTGGGTCGCAAAAATTTAACTGGACAACCCCAGGATCAAACGGCGCATCTAAATCATTTGTTTGCCAAGAATGGGACGTGACAGCTGTAGCACCAAGCCGATGGACTATCAATGCTATTTTTAAAGAGGTGGTTGATCTCTAATGGCAAATATCACTCAAGAGCTGCAGTCGCTTGCACCCTCTGCCATCATTGAGCTTTTTGAGCTGCATACTGAATTGCAGCTACATGGCGCCACCGAAATCTATAGATTCCATTCTGGCGTAAACCAGCGGTTTTCACGTGGTGACATTGTATGGAGCGGCAATCGCTATCAGCAGTTTCCTATTGAAGCCGATGGATTTGACTACAGCGGCCAGCAGTTACCTCGGCCAAAGCTAAGAGTCAGCAACTTATTTAGCGTCATCACGTCCGTCCTGCTAAACGTCAACGACGTAACACCAGGCAATGATCTAATCGGTGCAAAGATCATTCGCATCCGTACCTGCGCAAGGTATCTAGACGCCGTGAACTTTGAAGGCAATCAAAATCCTTACGGCAGCCCCGATCCAACGGCTGAAGCACCGCGCGAGATTTACTTCATTGATCGCAAGGTTACGGAAAACCGTGACTTTATTGAGTTTGAGCTGGCTGCAGCTATCGACTTGATGAATGTCAAGCTGCCAGGGCGACAGTGCATCAGTAGCGTTTGTCAGTGGGTCTACAGGTCACCTGAGTGCGGTTATACGGGATCTGCTGTCTTTGATGAAAACGACAACCCCGCCAACCTAGTTAATGCGACTAACTTTGCGGCTGCCGCCACGCAATTGACGCCAGGTCAAGGGCTTGGACCTAACCAATTTCTTGTATCCCCCAACGGCTGGTACAAGGTGATTATGCAGACCGATGGCAACTTGGTTGTTTTCAACAAAGCCCTTAAGGCCGTTTGGAATACCTTGACCTATGGCGTCGGACTGGCAAATTTTGTCTATCAAGCAGATGGAAACCTTGTCATATATGACGCTTTCAACCGCCCCGCTTGGAACTCCAACACCCAGAACCAAGCAACTATTTCTAGCCTTGAATTTACAAAACTAATCCCAGATTCCTACCCCAACGGTGATAGCGGCAATTTTACGTGGACGCCTGCACCTAACTTCTCGGCTCAAGCATCGTCAGCAACTTCAACCGGTTCAGGGTTTCAGCTATATCCCGGTGAGTCTTTAACATCCGCAAATCTTTGGTATCGCCTGCTGATGCAACGCGATGGAAACCTAGTCGTCTACAACAAGTCCAATTATCCCGTTTGGAGCACGCAAACTGGCGGGCAGTCATCCTACGCGTGGTTCCAGCCTGACGGCAACCTAGTGCTCTATCGCTATTCAGATGGCGCAGCGATCTGGAGCAGCAATACCGGCATTGCGCCTACCTCAACAGGTGCTGCCGGTAACTTCCCCTCTGGCACTGGCGAACTGCTTGCGGGCAGTACTGTCAGCAGCCGGCTTTCTGCTGGGCAAAACCTGTATTCCACCAACGGCTGGTACCGCCTTTCTATGGCGGTAAACGGCAACTTGTCGGTTACGAGCAAGGGTAATGTCGTCGTCTGGCAAACCAACACCGCTGGATCGGGTGCGACTTACGCGCAGTTTCAAGCGGATGGCAACCTTGTGCTGTACGACAACAGCGGCGGCGTCAAGTGGCAGTCAAATGTTGGCGCTTACAGCATCAATGCTGGCAAGCGACTGGTGTTGCAACCTGACGGCAACTTGGTCATCTATGGTGTTGGCGGTGCCACATCAATCGTTACCGTTCCAGCTTCCAATTTCCCAATAGGAACAGGTCAGATCTATGTAGGCGCTGGTGATAGCAGCCGTCTGTACAAAGGGCAATCGCTGTATTCCACCAACGGCTGGTACCGCTTATCAATGCAAACTGACGGCAACCTTGTCATTACCGACAAAGCTGGCACCGTCACATGGAATAGCGGCACCTATGGAACAGCTGCGCACTTCGCTGCATTTCAATCAGACGGCAATCTTGTTCTATACGAAGCCGATGGAACAACTCCAGTTTGGTGGACAAACAAAGGGCAGTATCCACAAAACATAGGATACGTTTGGCGTCTAGATGCCAGCGGTGAGTTTGCATTGTTTGATGTATACAACACTCCTATTTGGCGCAGCTGGACTGGCAAGCAATCTGAGCCGACTGTCACGGTTGCAAACGAAACATGGGACACCCCACTGTGGAGCACAGCTACCGGCTCATCTGCTGAGCCGTCGTTTCCTGTTTATTCAACTTCAACGCTAGCCATTGGCAACACCGGCACGCTGACAATTTCCACCAATGGCACCACTAGATGGTCCAGTGGTTACAGCACCAATTCAGAGCCCGGTATCAAACAAGAAACTGGAGACAACCGTGCGCACGCTTTCTTCTGGGAAATATTTGGTAGTGCGGTTTCTCAAGCCGGGCAGACCAAGACCGTGACGCGCACGCTTGTATTTGGCACGCGGTCTCTAACTGTCAGCTTTACTGGTGTCGCTAACGTCAACCTGCCGGCTGGTCACTACAGCAATCAAAATAAGTCTTGGTCACTGACAAGCGAGACTTATTTATCAAGCGTTGGCCGGTGGTATCTCGACGAGTTTGTTGATGCCTTTATCACCTTGTCAACTGCCAATCCGTTTAGAGTGCATCCACTGGGCACGATGACTGCCGTTGGTCGTCAATACAGAGTGTTGGGAGTGCTCAGTTCCACTGGAACGCTACGCCTGCAAAATGACGGCAATTTTGTGTTGTTTGATGTCAACAACAACCCCGTTTGGAACTCGGGCTATTTCACAGCAGTGGAGCCTAAGGTTCCTGGCGATGGCAGCGATTTTGTTGACGTATGCGGCAAACGCTTGAGCAGTTGCCGGCTGCGCTTTGGTGATCAAGCAGATCTACCATTTGGCAGCTTCCCTGGCGTGGGGCAGTATTTCGCATGAGTTGGCAAGATGCCGCTGTTGAGCACTTAGCCGCTGACGTGACTCGTGAGGCGTGCGGATTGGTTGTTGTCGTTAAGGGTCGCAAGCGTTACTGCCCCTGCCGCAACTTGGCAACTGATCAGCAGTTCTTTGTGCTTGACCCCTTGGACTGGGCAGCCGCTGAAGATGCAGGTGAGATCACTGCCGTGGTGCACAGCCATCCATTTAGCAATCCACAACCCAGCCAAGCTGATCTGATTGCGTGCGAACGCAGCGGCTTGCCTTGGCACATTTATAGCCCTCACTTGCAACAGTGGAGCGAGGTGCGGCCAAGCGGCTACAAGGCACCTTTGATTGGCAGGGAGTGGGTTTGGGCAGTGTCCGACTGCTGGACCTTGGTGCGCGACTGGTACGCAGAAGAGTGGGAACTGAACTTGCGTGATTGGGAACGGCCAGCCTCGATGCTTGAGTTCAATGCCTGTCCAACCTTTGACAACTGCTGGGAGGAGACGGGTTTTGTCGAGATCTCGCTTGACAAACTGCAGCGTGGTGACTTGGTGCTGATGGCGCTAGAGAACAGCAAGCTGAACCACTGCGGCGTCTACCTAGGCGATCAGATGCTGCTGCACCACATTCGCGGGCGCTTGAGCAGTCGAGACGTTTACGGTGGCTATTATTTGAAAAGCACTGGCCGCACCCTGCGCCACGGCAGCAGGATGGAGTAGGAGATGCTGCGCACCGTCCGAATTTACGGCAACCTCGCCAAGTTCCTCAAGCGTCGGTCGTTCAAGGCTGATGTTGCGACGGCTGCTGAAGCCGTCAAGTTTTTACTAGCCAACTTTCCTCAGCTTGAGCGCCACATGGCTGAGCACCACTATGAGGTGAAGGTCGGCGATCATCCATTGATGCTGGGCGAAGATCCTGGTGAGCTTCACCTGCCAACTGGTCAGCGTGAAACCATTTCAATCATTCCGGTAGTGGCTGGCGCTGGCGCTACTGGACGGATCATTGCGGGTGTTGCATTAATTGCGTTGTCGCTGTTGTTTGCCCCCGGCGCAGCGTTAGCTGGTGGGCTTTTTACGCTTGGCCCAATGGCAGTTTCTGTGGGCGTTGGCATTGGTGCAAGCTTGGCGCTTGGCGGCGTCGCCCAACTGCTAACGCCAACGCCACAACTGCAAAGCCAAACCAAAGGGCAAAACAGTGACGCTGACCCCCGCAAGTCTTACAGCTTTAGCGGGATTCAGAACGTATCAAGGCAAGGTTTGCCGGTGCCTATTGTTTACGGTGAGACAATAGTTGGCAGTATCGTGATCTCTGCCGGCGTCAGCACGGAGCAAGTTGCATCATGACAACCATCCGTGGCGCTGGTGGCGGTGGCGGCAAAGGCGGTGGCGGCAGCAGCAATAGCGCTAGCAGCTACACACCATCAACAACACCAGACAACCTAGATTCAACTCAATTCGCTGAAGTTATTGATCTATTGTCTGAAGGTGAAATTGAAGGATTCCCTAGTGCTGCTGGCTTTACTAGGGGAACTGATGCATACAATGTTGCATTATTAAAAGATGTCTACTTAGACAATACTCCCGTTTTGCGTGCCGGAGCTGATCCAACAGCGCCACAACCCAGTGATTACAACTTTCAAAATCTTTCGATATTTGCGCGTTATGGCACGCAAGATCAGGACTTCATCCCGCTATCACGCACACTGCAGTCTGAATACGCAGTAGGCGTTAAAGTCGAGAAAACCATTCCCGTCACTCGCACAATCAGCACTGCTGGCGTCAACGGTGTCCGAGTAACTCTTTCAACGCCGCAACTTCAGGAGTTTTCAGAGAAGAACGATATTTATGGTAATACGATTGAGTTTGGGATTGAGCTTTCATACAACGGCGGACCATTCAATCGTGTAATTACCGAAAAATTTACTGGTCGCACCACCGACCTCTATCAACGTGAGTTCCGCATCAACTTTACTGGATCGCTACCGGTCGACGTAAGAGTAGTGCGGGTTACCGATGATTACACAACAAGCAACAAAGTCGGTGACTTATTCTGGTCTTCTTATACAGAGATTAGCTACGCCAGGTTGCGTTATCCGAATAGTGCCTTAGTTGGTTTACGTGTTGATGCCAGGCAATTCAGCAACATTCCATCACGGGCTTATCGAATCCGTGGCATTAAGGTACGAATCCCAAGCAATGCCACTGTCAATAGCTCCACCGGTCAGCTTACTTACGCTGGCGTCTGGAACGGAACATTTGCCCAAGCGCAATGGACAACTGACCCCGCTTGGTGTTTGTACGATCTGCTTACATCGAAGCGATACGGCGCAGGCGATCACATAGATGAGACGAAGCTAGATAAATGGGACTTCTACGCAGCTAGCCAATACTGCGGTCAAAACGTCATCAATGGTTTTGGCGGCACTGAACCACGGTTTAGTTGCAACGTCAACATCCAAACACTGGATGAGGCATACAACGTCATCAATCAGATGGCGACTGTATTCCGTGCAATGCCTTACTGGAGCGCTGGGGCGATTGCAGTCACACAAGACAAGCCGCAAGATTCTGCATATTTATTCAACCAAAGTAACGTAACAGAGGATGGCTTTGCCTACTCAGGCAGTGCCTTGAAAACGCGCCATACCGTTGCGATTGTTAAATACTTTGATCTTAATGCTCGAGATTCATCCTTTGAAGTTGTCGAAAATCAAGAAGCAATAGCCCGATATGGCGTGATCAAAGCAGAGATCGATGCGTTTGCCTGCACCAGTCGCGGTCAGGCCCGCCGTCTCGGTGAATGGTTGCTTTATAGCGAGCAGTACGAAACCGAGACAGTCAGCTTTGAAACAAGCATTGATGCTGGCGTCATCGTGCGACCTGGGCAAATTATTGAAGTTGCCGATCCAGTGCGGTCTGGCGAACGTGCTGGTGGCCGCGTAACAGAGGCAACATCCACAACCGTAACTGTGGATAGCTTGGAATCAATTCGATTCACAGGTGCAGCGCCAACTCTTTCGGTAGTCTTGCCTAATGGATCAGTTGAAACAAAGGCGCTGATCAACCGCACCGGCAATGTGTTCACAACGAATGCGCCATTTAGCCAAACTCCCCAGCGTGGCACGGTTTGGATCTATCAAGACAGCGGCATCAAAACTCAGTTGTTCCGTGTGTTATCAGTAGCGGAACAAGATGGCGTTAAATATGCCATCACCGCGCTAGCGCATAACCCCAGCAAATACGATTTCATTGAGCGCGATGTGCCACTGGTTACTAGGGACATCAGCAACCTAAATGAACCGCCAGCGCCGCCGAGCGAACTACAGGCTGTTGAACTTTTGTACGAAAGCAACGGCCAAGTTTTATCCAAAATTATTGTCAGTTGGCGACCTGTGTCAACGGCAACTAGCTATCGCGTGCGCTATCGCTTTGCCAATGGTAATTGGATTAGTGGCGACACCACTGCTCCAGACTTTGAGATTTCCAATAGCAGCGTCGGGCGTTACTCAATTGAAGTGTTGTCTCTATCAGCAGCACTCAAAGCATCAAGCCCAACGCCATTAACTTTTGACGCCATCGGTAAGACGGCACCGCCAGCAACAATCCCAGATCTATACATTGCGCCGATTGACGACAAAAACGCCGAGCTGTATTGGCCGCAAGCAACTGATTTGGATGTCCGCATTGGCGGTCAGATTCGCATCCGCCATTCACCCCTTACTGATGGCACTGCTACTTGGGGTCGCTCAAACGACATTGTGCCTGCGGTTGCCGGAAGCAGTACGCGCAAGATTGTCCCGCTTTTGGAAGGAACTTATTTCATCCGAGCAGTAGACAGTCTTGGCAATGAATCTGCTGGTATTGCCAGCGTGGTGGTTGACCTACCTGCGCCGCAGGATGCTTTTGTGGTGCAGGAGTACCGCGAGGAAGACAACAGCCCGCCATTTAATGGCACGACTACATTGATGAGCTACAGCTCTGAAGAAAGCGGTCTGATCTTGGCATCCGGCACTTTGGTGGATGACATGGCACCAGATGGCAACTGGGATGCCTTGAGTTTAATTGACTACATCGGCGGCGCTGTCAGCGAAGGCAGCTATCAATTCAGCGAAACACTTGACCTTGGCGCAGTGTTCGACGTTGACATTCGCAATATCCTCAAAACTCGCGCTTACGAGCCTGGCAACCTTTGGGATGATCGTGTTGAAGATATTGACTACTGGACGACGGTCGACGGTGACGACCTAGGTCAAGCCAACTGCAGTCTGTTTGTGCGGACCACCAGCACTAGCCCAAGCGGATCGCCAACGTGGAGCAGCTGGCAGCCGTTCGTAAACAACACCGCACGCGGTCGCGGTTTCCAGTTCAAGCTCGTAGCGACCAGCAGCAACAAAGGTGAGAACGTCGTGGTTGAGGAGCTTGGTGTTGTAACCGCCTTCCAAAGGCGCACCGAAACGCAACGCAATCTCACCAGCGGTGCCGCAATCTATTCAGTGACCTTCCCGACAGCCTTTTACACCGTGCCCAGTATCGGGATCACCGCGCAAGACATGGATGGAGGTGACTACTTCACGATCGGCAGTGTGACTCGCACTGGCTTTGCAGTGACCTTCCGCAACAGCGGGGGTAGTATGGTTTCAAAGGTCTTTGACTATCAGGCCGTGGGTCACGGCAGGCAGATCACCTAATGGCTCAGGCGACTGACTACTCGATAGCCAACCAGAGCGGCGCGAACTTCCGTTCTGAGCTGAACACGATTCTGGCTGCGATCGTCAGCCAAAACAGCGGCTCGACAGCGCCTGCAACGACCTACGCTTACCAGTGGTGGATTGATAGTGGCGTTACTCCGGCGCTGCTGAAAATCCGCAACGCGGCCAATAGCGCGTGGATCACCGTCGGTGATGTCACGGCTGCCAACCTTGGTCTGCTGAGCGCTGCTACTGCAGCATCGACCTACGCACCACTGGCAAGCCCGACGTTCACTGGCACGGTCACAATCCCAGGTGGCGCCAGCATCAGCGGCTATTTGACTACAGCCACGGCAGGCAGCACGTACCTGCCATTAGCAGGTGGCACGCTGACTGGCGATGTCACGATCAACGCTCAGGGTGACCTGCGTTTTGCGGACCTCGACAGCAGCAACTGGGTCGCACTGCAGGCGCCAGGCTCGATCGCAACCAACTACACGCTGACACTGCCAGCGGCTGATGGCACCGCTAATCAAGCACTGACCACCAACGGCAGCGGCATCCTTGGCTGGACATCTGCAGCGTTGCTAGCCGCGGCTCAGACTTTCACCGCAGCGCAGCGCGGTTCGGTGGTTGCTCTCACTGATGGCGCGACGATCACGCCTGATTTTTCAGCTGGCAACAACTTCAGCGTCACGCTGGCCGGTAACCGGACACTGGCCAACCCGACCAACCTGACCGCCGGCCAAGCGGGCACAATCGTGGTCACGCAAGATGGCACTGGCTCGCGGACGCTGGCTTATGGCAGCAACTGGAAATTCCCAGGCGGCACCGCGCCTACACTCACGACGACTGCAGCAGCTGTGGACGTGATCGCGTACTACGTCGAATCCGCAAGCCGCATCACAGCTCGCCTAATTTCTGACGTGAAATGAGCGTTCTCAACAATTCTCTGTTGCTTGGTGCGCCTGCAGGCGGTGGCGGTGGCGGCTACCAGATTGAACGCAGCCTCAGGTTCAACTCGGCCGATTCCGCATATCTCAACCGCACCCCCGCTTCTGCAGGCAATAGGAAGACGTGGACGTGGAGCGGGTGGGTGAAAAGAAGCTCGCTGTCAACGGCGTCTCAAACGCTATTCATGGCGACAAATGACAACTACAGTAGCTCGTATACTCGTCTGATTTTTACTACAAACAACATTTATTTTGATAGCACCTCAAGTGGCAGTCGTCAAACGTCAGGCTTGTATAGAGACCCGTCTGCTTGGTATCACATTGTTGTCGCTGTTGACACAACTCAAGCAACTGCAAGCGATCGCATCAAGCTGTACGTTAATGGAGCCCTCCCAGCGTACTCTGGCTCTAATCCGTCCCTAGACAGCCAAACGGACGTTAATCGAGCTTGTCCGCATTACTTAGGAGTTGCTTACAATAGCGAGTATTTCTCTGGCTATCTTGCCGATGTTTATTTAATTGACGGCCAAGCCCTAGACCCCACCAGCTTTGGCGAGTTTGATGCCAACAATGTGTGGCAGCCCAAGGCATTTTCGGGAACATACGGCACGCAAGGTTGGCATCTTGAATTTGCCGACAACAGCAACAACACCGCTACAACGCTCGGTAAAGACACCAGCGGCAATGGGCTGAATTGGACCCCAAACAATCTGAGCGTCACGGCGGGCGCAGATAATGATTCCTTAGTCGATACCCCAACCAACTACGGCACTGATACGGGTGTTGGTGGCGAGGTAAGGGGCAATTACGCCACGCTTAATCCGCTGTGGTTTTATTCCTCTTCAAATACTGGAACGCTATCAAACGGAAATCTGGAGTACGCGGGTCCTGGGTCCGCATGGGGTTCTCGTTATTCCACCATTGGAGTCACCAGCGGCAAGTGGTATTTTGAGGCATCGGCAACAACATCAGGCCCAACTTTTATGGTTGGAATTGTCACTGCGGCAAGTTCTGATCATGTTGGGACTACTGGATTTGCTTATTATCAAAATGGTAATAAATATAACTACGGATCAGCATCCGCATATGGGGCGACATATACCACCGGAGACATTATCGGCGTAGCTTTTGACTTGGACGCGGGCTCGATTACATTTTATAAAAACGGCACTTCTCAAGGGACTGCGTTTACCGGAATAGCCTCGGGCACTTATTACCCAGGCATCAGCTGTTACGCCACTACAGGCATTTTCAACGCAGGCCAACGCCCCTTCGCCTACACCGCCCCCAGCGGTTTCAAGGCGCTGTGCACCACCAACCTGCCTGCCCCAACAGTTGCCAACGGTGCCACGGCGATGGACGTGGTGACCTACACAGGCACTGGTAGCAGCCTGACCCCTACTAGCACGCTTGGCTTCAATCCTGATCTGATCTGGATCAAGTCACGATCTGCCGCTACAGATCACGCCATTTATGACTCAGTTCGTGGCGCACAGATCCGACTGGAATCAAACACCACCGACGCAGAGGTTGCAACGGACAGTGGCGTTACCGCCTTTAACAGCGCCGGATTTACCCTTGGCACGTTGGCGCAGGTCAATACCAACGCTGCTACCTACGCAGCTTGGTGCTGGGATGCTGGCACATCAACGGTCACAAACACCGCTGGCAGTATTAGCGCGCAAGTCAGGGCCAATGCTTCAGCCGGTATTTCTGTTGTGACTTATACCGGCAACCAAACAGCTGGCGCGACTGTTGGGCATGGGTTAGGTGTCGCGCCCGGATTGCTAATTGTCAAAAATAGAGACGTAGCAACATTCGGCTGGGCGGCGCGATTTAATGGCTTTTCAACGACTGAATACGTCGAGCTCAATTCAACTGCGGCAGTAGATGCAAACTCTACAATCTGGTCTGGCACGCTGCCTACGAGTAGTGTATTCAGCATCGGCGCATCTACTCGCACTAATGCAACAGGTGAAAAGTATGTCGCCTACTGTTTTGCCCCGGTTACTGGCTTTAGCGCATTTGGTAGTTATACCGGCAACGGCGTCTCAGATGGGCCATTCGTTTACACCGGTTTCAGACCTTGTTTTGTGTTGGTCAAGATGTCAAGCAGTACCGGCAACTGGACAATTCTTGATAGCAAGCGCCTTGGGTACAACAAAGACAACGACCCGTTGTACCCCAACCTCGGAGATGCCGAAGCTACGACTGACCTCATCGACATAACCAGCAACGGCTTCAAGGTGCGCACCACCGATGCAACCTTTAATACAAGCTCTGGCACCTATGTTTACGCGGCATTTGCTGAATCCCCATTTCAGTCTGCCCGCGCCCGCTAATCTCTCCATGGAGCCCTGAACCCATGTTTCTTCTCGACGGTCACCCAATCAGCCCCGATGTGGCTTTTGTCCACAACGGTGTGCAGTACCCCGCCAACTGGCTGCGGCTTGCATCGCCTGAAGAGCGGGCTGAAATCGGAATCACCGAGGTGCCCGACCCAGAGCCATACGATCAGCGCTTCTATTGGGGGCCAAACGTGCCCAAGGATCATGGTGAGCTGGTGAAGCAGTGGACGGTGGCAACCCGTAACACCGCCGGCACCCTGTTGCTGCCAACCGATTGGGTGATCATCCGCGAAGCAGACAACGGCACTCCCGCTGATCCGGCCATCAAGGCATGGCGTGAGTCAATTCGCGTCGCATCAGGCACGAAGGTCGCAGCCATCAAGGCCACGACAACTACCGACGAGCTGGCCGCTTACATTACCGGCACTGATTACCCCACTTGGCCTGATGACCCTTCTTTCTCTAAGTCTGTTATTACTGGTGGGGTGGAGTCTGCTGTCGATGTCGGCGCGACTGTAAGATGATGGCATGATCGAGCTGATCGCTGCTGTTGCCGGGGCTTCGATCTCCGTTGCCGCAATGGGCGCGATGGGCTTTAGCCGCCGCAACGACGAAGCCCGTGACGCTGTTATTCGTTTAACCAGCGCAGTGGAGCACATCGCTACGCAGCTAGAAGTGCTCCACACCGACATCAAGGAAGACCGCAAAGAGACCTTTACGCGGCTCAATACGGTAGAGCAAAGGGTCACTATGCTTGAGGCAAGGCCACCATCCTGCTAGCCATGGATCGGATCACTGATTACATCGCTTTAGTCGTTGCTATCCACGGCGTTGCATTGATCGTGGTCAATCTGACGCCAACACCAAAAGATGATGCAGCGCTTAGCGCTACCGCCAAGGCGGCAGTCAAGATGTATAGGGCTATTGAAATCCTTGCTGGTGTGATCACTCCGTTTGTCAAGCGATGATCAAGTTGAGCGATCTGTTTAAGTATTATAAGCACGGTACGCCGCATCAAATGGCGGCAGTGTCCGAGCTTGAAGCAGAGTTGATAAAGGTAGCGCCGCAAGTATTTGATCGCAGCCAAGCGTGGTACAAGACTTGGCAGGCTGGCGGCAAGCTGCATAATTATGACGCAGCGGTAAAACTCATTAAAGAGTTCGAAGGTGTGCATCTCAGCGCATATCCTGATCCGCTGCATGGATGGGATGTGGCAACCATCGGCTACGGCACCACGCGCTATCCAGATGGCCGCAAGGTGCAACGCGGCGACAAGATCACGGTCATCGACGCCAATGAGTTACTGGATGTTGAAGTAGAGCGCATTGCGGAAAAACTGCGCACTAACGTGCCATTTTGGATCGGCATGAGTGGCAACAAGCAATGCTCATTGATCTCCTTTGCTTACAACCTTGGCGCTGGCTTTTATGGCAGTGCTGGCTTTGAAACCATCAGCAGATGCTTGCGGGATAAGGATTGGGCAGCAGTGCCAGCCGCAATGGAGCTGTACCGCAATCCAGGCAGCGCCGTAGAAGCCGGGTTGCTGCGCCGCCGTCGCGCTGAAGGTCGCCTATGGGCTGGTGAGCAGCAACAAGCACCGGCTAAGCTCAGCCCCGATAGCGCATTCACTGCGCGCATCACGCCACATGTGCAGCTTGGTGAGTTTGCATTATTCCAAGAAGTGCGGCGATTTGATCATCAATATCAACTTGACACGGCAGCAGAGCTAGCGGCATTCCTTGAGCGTGCACGTGTCAAGTTTGGCGGCAAGCCTGTTGTGATTACAAGCGGCTATCGCCCGCGTGCTATCAATGCATCAGTTGGTGGATCGAGTGGTAGCGAGCATCTATACGATGCGCCTAGCGTTGGTGCGGTTGATTTCTACATCCGCGAGGTCAACATCAATCATGTGCAGGATTGGTGCGACGAGCAATGGCCATATTCACTCGGCTACGGCGCACCTAAAGGATTTGTGCATTTAGGGATGCGACGCGGCAGACCAAGGGTACGATGGGATTATTGAAGTCACTGCGTGGATCATTGCATTGATGGCGCAAACCTTGTCCCAAAACGCAGTGCAAAACACAAATTTAGACAGGAGATCTTTGAAGCATGGCACCATCAATGCGCGTATTGCGGTGAACCGGCGGACACGTTAGATCATGTCAGGCCACGCCATAAAGGCGGTGCGACAATAACCGCCAACCTTGTCCCGGCGTGCCGCAACTGCAACCGCCGCAAGGGCAGTGAAGAATGGCAGCAATGGTTTAACCGCCAAGATTGCTATCTACTTGATCGCGAGCTTGCGGTTCTGCGCTGGATTCAAGCATCTGATGGTAGAACACCTTAGCTTGCCATTCTTGCTGGTGATCTTTACACATTCCCGCTAGACATACCCTCCACGTGTTCCCGATCTTCTGTATCGTTGGCGCCAAGGGGTGTGCCTGCCAGCGGATTGCCTATCAGCATACGAAGCCGGTTGATGCCACGTAACTGCAGTTGGCACATGTGACCGCGTGAGATGCCTAAGCGCTTTTCAAGGTCATTCCACGGCACAGGGTTGCGGCTGTTACGTGCATAGATAATTTCACGGGTGCGTTCGTCTAAGTGCTTTTCGCAGTGATCACGCAGTATCTCAAGCTGCCAGTCGTATTCAACATCATATTGCCTTTCATCTGCGATTAGATCCAGGATATTGGATGTATCTTCCTGCGCTGGCTTGTCGAGACTGGTGACGCGGTACGCCTGACGCAATGTATCAGATATGACTTCTGGCGTCACATCAAGCATTGCAGCAAGCTCTGACATGCTTGCGGTGCGGCCATGGTCCTGCGCAAATAGCTGCGCAGTTTTGTTGATCTTGACCAGCATCTCATGGATGCCAAGCGGCAACCTAATGATCGGGTCATATTGCACCAATGCGCGGCCAATGGCTTGACGGATCCACCAATAGGCGTAGGTGCTGAACTTGTAGCCGCGACTGTAATCAAACAGTTCTACAGCACGCGCAAGTCCGATGTTGCCCTCTTGGATCAAATCGAGCATCTCCAGTGTTTGATTGTTGCGCTTGCTGTACTTGCGGGCTACATGCACAACCAACTGCAGGTTGGACTGCATAAATCGCTGGCGGGCGCGTTCACCACTGCGCAACTCACGGCGTTCTTGAGTGGTTAAGGGTCTTTCAAGACCCTTAAGTTCTTTCCACTTTGCGACGCGGCGGCCCAGTTGTATCTCTTGCTGCGGTGTTAAAAGTGGATAACGAGCGATAGTGTTTAGGTAATCACCAATGGCATCAGACATGGAGAATCCGTTAGTTCACACAATGGAAGCACAATTTCACGGAGCTGCCAATGCTGCGCAGTTGCGTGCGTTACATGCTGCAGCAGATTGGAGTGGGTTGCTTGAGTATGCGCTGCTACTTGCGGAACAAGAAGCTAGCCAGCGGTCTCAAATCCATTGGCTAGCACAAGAGGCATCAGCAGCGCTGCGGACTGGCCTTGAGCAGTGGCACCTAGATGCCGCGCGTGAGTTAGGCGGCCACTGACCCCATGACGCTGCCGTGCTGGTTGTAGTGGCCGGTGATGCTGTAGCTGGTGACTGGTCGCTGACTCATGCGAAAAAACACCATTTGACCAATCTTCAAGCCAGGCCACAGCGGCAACGGCAGTAGCTGGCGGCTGTTCTTCAGTTCTAAGGTCAAAACACTGCCATGCCAACCCGGATCCGCGTAACCGGCGTGCAGATTTTCGTATCCTTCCCGTGCGCGGCTGGACTTCAGGAAGAACAAGCCAGCGATGTTCTCTGGCATGTTGAAGACCTCGATGGTCTGAGCAAGGATGAATTGCCCAGGCTTCAGCCAGTAAGGATGGTCTGCAGTGGCACCAGTAATGCTGAGCGGACGCATGTCCAAGTCCTCAGCAGACTCGATCATGATCGTGCCACCAAGCCGTAGGTCAAGGCTGGCGGGATTGATTAGCTCTTCGTCGTAGTCCTGCACCATGCCATCGATGCACAGCGCTTTGATCTCGTAGTCGCAGAGGATGGTCATTGGTTAAGTGGGTAGTGGGCTTGACTACTGGGCTTCAAGCTCGTCAGCGAGCAAGCGCAGTTGTGAGCAATCAACAACCTCAACATTGAGGAGCTTGTATTTAAGTTGATCCGCAGCAGCTCGCAGTGCGGCGGCTAGTGCTTCAGGACTGATTTCGTAAGGATCTGCTGTCCAGTGACCGAGGTAAGCGTTAAACACCGCTCGTGCGGCAGGCGATAGTTCAGACATAGAAGTGGAAGCGACTACTGGGTTTCAAGTTCAATAGCAATGGCCAGAAGTTCGGCGCGTATTGCTGATGCGTTTACATCACAGCAAGAGTCATACGGAAGGCGTGGCGCTGGTACCACCTGATCCACAGCAGCTCGC